ATTTACTACTGAATTATCAGTTGGTGATGATATAAAAATTAATGGTGAAATTTTTAATGTTTTAAGTATTACTGATGCTCACACTCTAACAGTAGATGGTAACTTTGAAAGTTCAGTAAGTAGTGTAACTATTCAAAAAAATGGGGCAACTGCAGCACAATTAGCAAGTGGTTCAACAATAGCAAGAGTTAGTCAATCAGATTGTAGTTTTGCTTTATATGAAGGTGAATCACAGTATGGTGAATTATTTATAGTAGATGGAAATAATCAACCTGCATATTTAAAAATAGATATAACAAGTGGAACACATACTTATTACTTTAAAGAAATACACAGGTCTGCTCCAGAAAAATCTAAGTTTGCAACTATCTTTGGAGAAAGATTAATTCTTGCAGGTGATGCAGATAATCCACAAGTATTAAGTTATAGTACAAGATTAAAACCAGAAGACTTTGCAGGTTCATCAGCAGGTACAATAGATGTTGGTGATAAGATAAAACAAATAAAACCTTTTAGAAATAAACTTATTGTTTTTTGTGAAACAAGTATATTTCAAGTTTCTGGATTAGATAGTACTCCTACAGTATCTGGTGTTACAAAAAATATTGGATGTATAAGTGGTAATACAGTTCAAGAGATAGGTGGAGATTTAATTTTCTTAGCACCAGATGGTTTAAGAACTATTGCAGGAACAGCAAGAATTGACGATATAGAATTAAGTTCTATTAGTAGAAAGATAATGCCATTATTCAGAGATGAAGTAATGCCTTTCTTATCATCAATTAGATTTTCAAGTTTGGTAATTAGAGAAAAAAGTCAGTATAGATTATTTTATTTTAAATCTGGAACAGCTAATAATATTCAAGGTGGAATTATAGGAACATTTAAAATATCTTCTACAGGTGCAGCAGTTTATGAGTGGAGTCAAACAAAAGGTGTTCCTGCTAAAATAGCACACTCTGGTACAGCAGAAGATGGAAGTGAAATTCTTTATCACTCAGATGAAAGTGGTTATGTATATAATCACGATAGTGGAAATAGTTTTGATGGTAATAGTATTGTAGCACAATATAAAACACCAGATTTAGATTATGGTGATGCAGGTATTAGAAAAACTTTATATTATATTAAAACAAGTATTCGTTCTGAAGGAACAAATAATAATTTAAAATTACAAACTCGTTATGATTTTGAAAGTAATGATATAACTCAACCAGATGAAATAGCACTAGGAGCATTACAAACTCCTGCAACATTTGGAACTGGTTCAACATTTGGTACAACAATTTTTGGTGGAACATTATTTCCACAACAAAAAACAACACTAACAGGTAGTGGATTTACAAATAACTTTAGGATAAGAAGTACAGGAACAGCTTTTCCATATACTGTATCTGGATTTTATGTAGATTTTATACCTGCAGGAAGGACATAATAAATGGCAACATACTTAAGACAAAGTGTTTTTACAGATGGTGATACTATATTTGCAGCATTGCTTAATAATGAGTATGACCAACTAGCTGAAGTCTTTACTAGTAATAATGGTCATACACATGATGGAGTAACTAATGGTGATGGTGGACCAATATCAAAACTATTTAGTAATGCTATTACATTTGGTACTAATGTTAACTCAGATGTTGTAGTAACATTTGATGCAACAAGTAATGATGGTGTTCTTTCATGGATGGAAGATGAAGATTACTTTCAATTCTCAGATGATATTTTATTAAGTACAGATGAAAAACTTTTATTTAGAGATTCAGCAATCTATATTCATTCGTCAGCAGATGGACAATTAGATTTAGTTGCAGACACAGAAATACAAATTGCAGCAACAACAATAGATATTAATGGTAATACAGAAATATCTGGTAGCTTAACATTAGGTTCAAGCACAGCAGTATCTTCAGTTCTTGATGAAGATAATATGTCTTCAGATTCAGCAACTGCTCTTGCAACACAACAAAGTATTAAAGCATATGTAGATGCAGTTACAGCTTCTGTTAATGCACAAGATTTAGATTTCCAAGGTGATTCTGGTGGTGCATTAAATATTGATTTAGACACAGAAACTTTAACAATAGCAGGTGGAACTGGTATTGATACTGTAGGTTCTGGAAATACTTTAACAATTAGTATTGATGGAACTGTAGTTACAGGTTCTAGTACAGATACATTTACAAATAAAACAATAGATGCAAATGGTACTGGAAACAGTATTACTAATCTTGAAGTAGCAGACTTTGCTTCTGGAGTATTAGACACAGACATAACTTCAGTATCTACTTCAGATGATACACTAGCTTCTGCAAAAGCTATTAAGACTTATGTAGATGCACAAGTAGCAACAGTACCAACTGGTGATATTACAGAAGTAACAGCAGGTACAGGTTTATCTGGTGGTGGTACAACTGGAGCAGTAACTTTAAATATTGATACTGCAACAACAGTTGACTTATCAACATCACAAGCTTTATCAAACAAAACTCTCACAAGTCCTGTTATCAATACAGGAGTATCTGGTTCAGCAATACTAGACGAAGACGATTTTGCTTCCGATTCAGATACTAAATTAGCAACACAACAATCAATTAAAGCATATGTAGCAACTCAAGTAGCAACTGCTAATGAACTATCAGAATTAACTGATACTAACATTACTAGTGCTGCTGATGGTGCATTATTATTTTATGATACAGCAACATCTAAATGGATAGATAATGTTGTATCTGGAGATATAACTATTGCTGATACTGGTGTTGCAACTATCTCAGCAGGTGCAGTTGATAATGCAATGTTAGCAGGTTCAATTGAAAATAATAAATTAGTAAATGACTCAGTAAGTTTTGGTGGAGTGTCTGTAGATTTAGGAGCAAGTGACGCAACTCCTGCTTTTGATTTATCAGATGCAACTAACTATCCAACAAGTTCATTAACAGGAACAATTACAAATGCACAACTTGCAGGGTCAATAGATGATTCAAAATTAAATACAATTACAACAGCAGATAAAGTTTCTGCAGCAGCAGTTCAAGTTGATGGTGCTACAGATGGAACAGGAATTACTTTAGCTAATACTGATAAATTAATTGTAGATAATGCGGGAACAAGTAAATATATTAACGCATCACAAGTAACAACTTTTATAAATACAAACGCACATTTTACAACATTGACTGAAGCAAGTGCGGATGCGACAGCTTTAGCGATAGCTTTAGGATAGGAGGAAACATATGGCTAATACATTTAAAGTTAAGAGTAATGCAGCAATGCCAAGTTCAAGTGGTACTCCAGATACTATCTATACATGCGGTGCTTCTGGTGGAGCAGTTGTATTAGGTTTGGTATTAGCAAATGTACATACTTCTAGTGTAACAGCTTCTGTTAAATTAGAAAGTAATACAGTTGATACTGAAACTAATGAAGATGTATTCTTAGTAAAAGATGTACCAATCCCAACAGGGAGTTCACTTGAACTATTAAGTGGTAACAAGGTTGTATTACAAGATACAGATGTACTAAAAATAGATTGTGGAACAGCAGCAAAGATTGATGCTACACTTTCTATAATGGAAATAACATAAGATTAAATAGGAGAACATAGATGCCTTTTATAGGACCAAAACCTGCTGATACAGTACTTGATAGTACTTTGATTGCAGATGGAACAATTACTTCAGCAAAGATTGCAGATGGTGCAATTGTCAATGCTGATTTAAATTCTTCTGCAGCAATTGATACAAGTAAAATATCTGGACTAGCAGCTTCAGCAACAACTGATACTACAAATGCAGCTAATATTTCTAGCGGTACAATAGCTGATGCTCGTATAAGTGCATCTTCTGTTCAACAACATGCTACATCATTTGACGATAATAAAATTGTTAATGATATTTCTACACTTGCTTTAAGACAAGCATCTGACCAAAACAAATCAGCTTACAATACTAACTCACAATCAGTTGATGTATTCCAAGATGATACAGGTATTGATACTGAAACTAACACAGACAGAAATGCTAATGAGTATGTAAGTTCTATTACATCAGTTAATAATATTACAGCAACAGATGGTATAGATTTTTATATGGGGCAAGGTACTTGTATTCTTACCACTACAATATCTGGTTCAAATGATGGTTCTAGTTTTACTACTGTAGCAACAAATTCTGGTCTTTCTTATCCAAATAGTCCAGGAAGAATAGGAACAATAACTTGGACAAGTGCATCTTATAGATATTGGAAAGTTCTTTGGGGTGCTAATAGTGCAGATTTTCCTGTACTCTATGATGCAAGATTTTTAACAAATGGTCAAAATACTGTAGTTGGTAGGTCAAATGCTACTGCATCAACAACAACACCATTCTTTCCAAATACTGCGTCAGCAAATCAAAATATTCAAAATGCTATAGATGGTA